TAGCTTCCATCGCAGGCTTTACTAATTTACTACTACCGCCTGAAGGCATCATTGATTTAAGAGGAGCTAATACAGCACCAACACTTTTCATTGGTGCTAATACATAATCTTTAATAGACTTTACTACATTACCTATAGCTTTAAATGGTTTAGCAAGCGTACCTAATATTTTACCAAGCTTACCAAAGAAACCAAGCTTACCAAACTGACCAGTTGCAGTTCTAAACGACTTAAGACCATTAAAACCAGCAGAAAACGCAGATTTCATATTCTTTAAGCCATTAGTAACTACCTTAAATACATTACCAATTGATTTACTAAGGCCACCCGTGTTTGCAACAAAACCAGCTTTAAATGACTTAAAGAATCCACCTATAGCAGTAGTAAACGATTTAACAAATGGTATCTTATTAAGTAGTTTAAAAACTCCACCAAATAGTGTTTTCCATAGACCTAGAACTGACTTGACTATTGGAACAACAGCTTTGAGTATGCTTTTACCTAATACTTTAACAATCGTAACAAATGACTGAGTAATGCCAACTACTAAACCTGCAGTAAGACCAAGTAATATAGTAGGAATAGACAAAAGACTAGCAAAAGCACCTTCAGTGACACTATCAATCTTACCAAGATCTGCCGTGTTATCAGCAATATCACCTAGAAGACCAAGTAACTTTTCAGCTTGTGTATTAGCTTCTTTACGTTCTTCAGCTTTAAGACCAGAATCACCATTAAGACTTTCTAATAGTTTATTAAACTCAGTAGTCTGATGCGATGTTAGTTCATTGCCTTTATGTGCTAGTACCGACGATAATTTACTGGCAGATTCAATAGATTCAGCAGAAGCAGCGTCGGCTTCTTTAGCTTTAACCATAGTATTAATGATTTCATCTAACTTACTAATTTCTTCTTCTTTACCGTTATCTTTAGCCATGAGTATCTACCTTTATGATTTCTTAGCGTATGCTTGTCCAGCAAAGAACGCAGCAACTATACCAGCAACAGCAACAAAATACGTTGGTGCCATACTACCTAGAGTTGCTTGTGCTTCGCTTAGACCAGCTAAACTTGCGAGTACTACAGCAAAAGGATATAGTAACATACCAATAAGAGAGAACCAAGCCATTTTACGCTGGGCATCTCTCATAGCATCAGCATCTTCGAGTTCTTTACGTTTAAACTCTAAGTGCATCGCTTCTTCTGCTTTAGATACTTTGCCATCTCCATTAGTATCAGCTGGATGTATTACTGTTTTTGCCTCTGTCATCGTCTTTGTTCCTTTTTAATCCTATCGTTTTCTTCTTTAATCCACTCTTGTAGAAGAGCAACGTATATCTCCCTCTCCCACGGCAGCATATTATCTAGCTCTGTTAAGCTATATTGATGATGCTGCATCATCGTAAAGTTAGTCTTATAATGGTTGACTAAACTATCATGAGAGAGGCCTACATAAAAAAACTTTGTAAACCTTTCAACTCAGTCTTGTTATTCTCACCACATGATGTACAATCATATTCTATATCAGCTTTCAATGCTGGCATATTCTCAAAGAATCCTTGTATCATAGCGAACTGAGTAGAATTCATTGACTCAAGAAAGCTTCTAATCTTAGTAGGACCTTCATCTTTTGCCAGATATACGCCATCTCCATCAAATATGTTTTCAATACAAGCTTGTATGATTTTAAACGCAGTTTCTACTGTTTCTTCACCATCTGCTTGTATTGTAGATACATCATCAAATGATGGGTAACGCATAGTAAGTCCAACGTCTTCAGTAATCATAATGATGTTACTGGACTCTGGTACAGTGACGTTAATATCACTAAAGTCTATAGTGTATTCATTCATAGTATCGCATGATTCACATTTGACTTTAAGGTCAATAGATTCACCAACTGACTTAGATCTAAGTTCTAGGAATATATGTTCTACGTCAAATACAGCTAGCTTATTAACATTGATATCGTCAAATACACATGACTTAATGATATCCTTTGTTGCTCGTACAATTTGCTTCTGATCGCTTGTTTCCATTGCCATCATTAATATCTTTTCTTCTTTAACAAGATAAGGTCTATATGTTACTCTTTGTCCTGTTGAAGGTATCACAGTCTCAAACCGTGAGCTGGATAATACTGGTAAAGCCATTCTATTCTCTCCTAATTATATACTAAATTATATTAAATACCGAGTGTAGTACCAACAACAGATGCTGTCGACTTAATAGTATCTATTATGTCTTCTGGTACATAGTTTTCGTAACTCAAAGTCACTGTCATCTTTTGAACTGTATTTTCACTATTGTTGTCTAAATTAATTGCGCTTATAGTGACTGGGAATGCACCCTCAAGTCGTACACTATAAATCGGAATGTTTTGTTGATTTAGTTGTTGTATGATTACATCAGTAACGAAATCTTTCTTATATCCTGCTCTATACTTTTCAACGTCAAAGATACCTGTTGCCCATGCATCAAACATCTTCTTCATATAGTAGTCATTAGTCAGTATGAACGTCATACTAATATCTTCATTAATGACAGAGTACGGAACTTTAATCGCTTGACGTTCAGCTGTATAATCTATTGTAGTAATCTGTCTTCCAGGGAGACTAACTGACTCACACAGTATCGATATATCTCTTGGATCAGGCAATAGATTACCAGGCTTTCCGCCACTTACAGCGTTCTTAGCAATGTCACCAACTAAACTACCAATGTCTTTATTGAGTAGTGACTTAACACTATTAGCAGTAGGAGGTGTAAAGAAGATTTGAAAGCGGTTTTGCATAGCAACGCCACCTTTCTTCGATATAGTTGCTTTTAAGTCATCTATACTATTCATGATGCGTATTGTTTCCTTGAGTATCTCCAAACAGATTCAGACTTAACGCCTTTGAACTGCTCAGTCGGTAAGAATATAGCGATAGGCCAATCAGCCATAGGTACGCGTACGATTTCAGACTTAACATGATCCATTAGGTAATGCTTAAAACATGGAGCAAATTCTTTATATTTTTTAGCACCTACAATAGTTGCGTATCGTAGTTTCTGTAATCTTGTAGTATCGTTCATAGCTTTAGGTGCTAAGTCCATCATCGCATCTAAGAACCTAGCACGTACACCAGGTGATAAGTAATGCAAATTCAGTCCATAGAAACCACCCTTAGCTGGTTCAACCATAATCGTTAAAGGGAATCTATCGTAGTATGGTAGAGTTGCTTTATGCTTAGGATCGTAGAAGTACATCATCATATCGCCAACACGTGGCTTTGTTGTCTTTTCTAATGCTGTATCTTTAAGCAATGAACGTCGATTAGGATCAGCCAACTTCTTAACGTTGCGCTTAAACCAGTTTTGAGCATCCTTAGTCCTAGGTGTTACGCCAGCTCTAAATGCTTGTGATTGTAGTGTATCAAAGAGTGAGTTCATATAGTTATTTATAACTTCCTTTCAGTTGTTTACCCATTTATTTATAAGGCTTCTTCTTAGGCATCTTCTTAGGAGACTCGTTAATCATTTTAACACCGATATTTTTCAACGTATGTTCTGTCCATATCTGAAACTTCCAACCACGTGACTTAGCATACTCTTGTGCATAGGTCCATTTAGACGTATTCTTTATATAAGCGCTTACTTCGTTGAGATACTTCTTCGTCTTACGCTTAGGATTCTTAGGCGGGATAGTCTGTTTCTGTGGTTTGATTTCAACTAGGATGATGTCACCATTAGATTGCTCAATCATCATATCGATAAAGTATCTATGCCACTTACCATCAGTGTTACACTTATATGGAACAACAACCTCTTCACTATTCCATCGTACTATAGCAGGATTAGCATCAAACCAACGCATTGCGTTACGTTCCCATAGTGATCTGTATTTGACCTTAGTGTAATCCCCAGCGTACTTCTTTTTGTTCTTAACAGTGTACTTTCCAGAGTATGTAGACTTCCAAGCCATATAAATAGTTCTATAGTTGTTAACGTTATTAAGTATTTATATAGGAAAAACATACATGTCTATTCTAACATTCCCTGAAACACTCAGGTCAAGAGTTTCCGAAGATGGATTCCCTCACATATCCTTTTCAATGGCAAGAAAGGGAGTACCTGAATTCACTCAGATTCACTTGTTCATCCCAGTGGGTATAGGATCTAATGACGGAATGAACTACGGATCAGCCGAATTAGGAATTGGTGGAGCTATTTCAAATGCTGCATCAGGTGGCGGTGACGTAGGAAGCGCTGACGTTATAGCTGCAACTACAAAAGCATTCAAAGCTGGTGGTTCGTCTATAGCTGCAGCTGCTGAAATAAAGAGTGGATTAATAGTTAATCCTTATACAGCGACTACATTCGAAGGCGTTAACATAAGACAATTCGAGTTTGCATTCAAATTAGTACCTACATCAGCTGGAGAGTCAGTAACAGCTCATGATATAGAGAACGCGTTTAGGAAGTACATGTATCCAAAAGATCTTGGTGCAGGATCGTTAGAGTATCCACCTACGTTTCGTATCAAATTCATGGCTGGTGGACAAATCAATAAGTATATGCCTAGAATCATAGATACATACCTTACTGGAATGGCTGTTAACTATAATGCGACAGGTAATTCCTTTCATGCAAATGACGGTAAGCTAGGAGCTGCACCAGTAGAGATAGATCTTACGTTATCATTCCAAGAAGTACGTGCAATTACAAGAGATGATCTATATGGACCTGGACTTGACTATATAGAAGGATATGAATCAGCCGGTCATGTTGTTGGCGATTCTCCAGATAGTCTTAATTCTAATAAAGAAACAAACGTATCTAATAGAGGACAGAATTAATGAGTTACTTTCGACAGTTTCCTAAGCTTCCATATGATTTCGATCGTAACGGTATTAAACAAAACGTAGTAGATATCTATAGAAGTGCAAGACCACTCAAAGCTTACCTTGATGATCTTAATGCGTATAGCTTCTATGAGATAAAGAATGGTGAACGACCTGATATAGTCTCACAACGCTTGTATGGTACTACGCAATACTATTGGACGTTCTTCGTTATTAATGACTTTCTTCATGACGGACTTGCGTCTTGGCCAATGAGTCAAGAGAAGCTTCACACGTATATGGCACAAGAATTCGAAGGTGTAGTTATTACAACGAATCCTGAAGTAGATGAGACAGGAGATCCAGGCGTTATTTCTTCTTATCCTAATAGCTTAGCAGGTAGATTCGAGCTAGGAGAGACTGTACAAGGAACGAACAGTAGTGCAACAGGAATTATAGTAAAGAAAAATCTAGATATGAATCAGTTAGTCTTGCAAACTGTTGTAGGATCATTCATAGGAGATTCAACACCCGGACCATCTAACGCAACAGAAACTATAACAGGAGTAAAATCTGCTGATAGTGTTAATACATATGATGTCTATAAGTATATAGATGCGCCACATGACTACTATAGGACAGACGATCTCGACAAAAGAGTACAAACAGTTGCAACATTCATTAATGGTGGAGAGCCAGCCGGAGAACTTTCATACCATACTAATAGAGAACATCTCTTCACAAGTAACGAAGCAAGATCAAAGATAAGAGTAATAGATCCAAAGTATATAAGCGACTTTGTAGACAAATATGAGGCTATAATAAACAATGTCTAATACAAATAGTAAACTATCTAATGGTTCAGACGCTATAGTACCATCATCTTATGAGTTAATGAGTGCATCTCTTACAGCTAGTAATGGAAAGGTATTCGATATAGTAGATCTAATAGGTACTATATCTATAGAAGAGTCTCTGTATAGTGGTAGCTTGCAAGGAGATGTATCTATATTAGACGCTGCACAAATGCTTGAAAAAGTGAAATGTGTGAGTGGGGAGGGACTAGAGATCGTACTGAAGAGAAGACTCAATGACGGTCAACAGGACAAATACTCGCACAAATTCAAGATAGCAGAGATACATAGTTACGCTAAACTCAGTCCAGGCACAGCGACGTATGTATTCAGAGTAGTCTCAGAGCATGCGTACATCAGTCAGTCTAAGACTATATCTAAGCCGTTTGCTAATACTACAGGTCAGTTAATAAAGAATATCTGTATAGACGAACTGTCTATAGATGAAAGCGATCTCTCTATTAATACAGCTACGAAAGAGACTATAGTAGGTGTATATCCACGTATGAGACCTATGAACCTTATTAATTGGTTAACACGGAAGTCATATGATAATGGTAGTCCTTTCTTCTTCTATGAGACATTAGGTCAAGGTATAGTGTTTGATTCGTATGAGAACATTGTTAATAAGAAGTATAAGGATGTAGATGGTAATGAGAAAGATTCTTACAGAGAGTATAAGTACGCGCCTAACATAACTACTATAGTAGGAAGTGAAGAGAACAATAAGATATTAGCTCGGAAGATATTAACTCTTAGCTCGGAGTTTAATATGAGTAGTTATATGAACCTAGCAGCTGGAGCCTATTCATCTACTCTACATACTATAGATATAGCTACTAAGTCTTATAAGAAACAGACCTATGCGTACAGTGATACTCAGATTAGATTGAATGCTAATGGTGTAGTACCAATTGGTAGTACGATTGAAGATAGACCTATAGAACAACATAGGGATTCGACTAACTTTTATATCAGTCTAAACACTTCGGCTGTATCAGGGGGCTCTAGTTACCATGCACCGAGTGAGACTCAGATACTTTCAGCGAATGCTTATATACAGAATATGGATACCTTGGAATTAAACATTGAGATATTCGGAGACTTTAATCTTTGCGCGGGTATGACTATAGATGTTAACGTAGTAAAGTCTATGGAAGCAGGCGATAATAAACGTACCAAAGACCTATACCTTTCAGGTAAGTACATTGTTTCTTCTATAGTACATAGTTTTACTGATGAGTATCGTATGAAGTTACTCTTAAAGAAAGACTCATACATAGACAGTTTAGATAATATTAAATAGGATACACGCAATGATACTTTTAGTTCTGATAGAAACATACGTAAAAATTTTTTCCGCCGAAAATCCTGGCGCGAAAGGGAGTCTTAAATAATGAACAGAATGGATCAGTTTATAGGTGGTGGATTTACTTGGTTTACAGGAGAGATCGTTGACATTAATGATCCTTTACTTTCTAACAGAGTAAGAGTTATGCCTTTCGGCTACTATGATAATACTATACCTTCGGATAAACTTCCGTGGTCTACTGTTATGATGCCAAATACGTCCTCTTCCTTTAAGGGTTATGGCTCGAATCATGAGTTGATGGTTGGATCGTGGGTGGTAGGATTCTTTAGAGATGGACAGTCTGCACAGGATGCTATAGTGATGGGTTCAATTGCTTCCTCTACCAATAGTATTATCGACATTCCGGTAGAAGCACAGCTTAATCCTCCTACTAATAAAGTACATAAGACTGAAGCTGGTCATATGATAGAGATTGATAATACGCCGAGTGCAGAACGTATTAATATAAAGCATAAAGATGATCATACATTTAGTATGACTGGTGCTGAAATACAGATAAGACATAAGAGTGGAACGGTTATTAATATTAACGAAGAAGGAACAGTCCTTATAGATGCAGTTAATGATATAGTAAATATTGATGGTAACACAACTATAACTGGTACTCTTACTGTATCGGATGCTACTAGTTTGCAATCTACATTAGCTGTTACGTCTGCTCAAACTAATAATTCTACTATAGTTGCAAGTGGCGAAGTAACTGGTAACGGTATTAAGCTAAGCGATCATAAACACGAAGGATCTCCTACTGCATCAAGTGGTCCTAAATCAGATACAGGTAAACCGGTTTGACTTTAAATCGACTGATAACGGAGTATAAATAGTTATATGTCTACTAATAATCTATCAGATAAATCATCTCAGATCAACGAACCTAGCGGGGTTCTTGGAGATCTGAAAAGAATTCAGTCAGCGTCGAGGCTTAAACCTTGGACTGACTTAGATCTTAACTTAACTCTTCATCCAATACGTAATGATATTATTCCGTTAAAAGATGATAGGGCTATCAAGTATGCAGTACGTAATCTACTGTTAACTAACTTTTATGAGAGACCATTCAATCTTGGTCTTGGCGCTAATCTAAGAGGTTTACTCTTTGAACCAGCAGATGAGATTACTAAACAAGCATTAAGAGAAAATATAGCAAGAACAATAGTAGATGGCGAGCAAAGAGTCCAACTTTTGTTTATTGATATTGTTGATGATGCAGATACTAATTCATATAGGATTCTAGTTAAATTTAGAATCAAAGAATACGATTCTAACGAAACTGTTGATATCGTATTAAAACGTTTAAGGTAAGAAACTATGGCAACTAATTTAAATGTAACCGAACTTGATTTTGATCAAATCAAAAAGAATCTAACTAACTATCTAAAGACTCAAACTGCTTTTAATAGTCATGATTTTGAAGGATCCGGTTTGTCTGCACTCTTAGACGTATTAGCTTATAATACGCACTACAATGCTATGACCGCTCACTTTGCTTTAAATGAAGCATTCTTAGATTCAGCTCAGATCCGTGGTAACATTGTTACTCGTGCAAAACTATTAGGTTATATACCTCGTTCTGTATTAGCTCCACGATCTACTATCAATATTACAGTTGACGTATCTGGAGAAGCTGGTACTCTTCCATCTACATTAACTTTACCACGTGGTACTAAACTTACTACTCAAGTTGATGGCAGGAATTACAGATACGTAGTACTTAACGAACAATCAGCTGTTATTTCTGCTGATAGTGGTAGTTTTGTATTTAGTAATGTAATTATTGTTGAAGGTACACGTAAGAAATTACTATATAGAGTTGATAACGATATTGAAAATCAGAAGTTTCAAATATCAGATGACGATGCCGATACATCTACACTTAGAGTACTTGTTCAGGCAAACGAACAATCTAGTTCTTATGATAACTATACACAATTTGAATCTTTACTTAACGTTAACTCAGCTAGTAGAGTATTTTATCTCCAAGAAAATTCAAATGAATACTTTGAAACATATTTTGGCGATGGTGTAACTGGTAAAAAACCTCTTAACAATAACATCGTAACTCTTGACTATATATTTACTAATGGCGAAGACTCAAACGGTGCTAGCTCGTTTACAATGGTAGATAATATTGGCGGATATGCAAATATTAGTATTACTACATTAGCTAAAGCTGCTGGTGGTTCTGTAAAAGAAACAAACGAATCAATTAGATTTAACGCGCCATTAACCTTTACTTCTCAGAACAGAGCAGTAACTTCAGACGATTATAGAGCAATTATACAAAAAGAATTTACAAATATTAATTCTATATCTACTTGGGGTGGCGAAGATAACAATCCACCAGATTATGGTGCAGTTTATATTTCTATTAAGCCATTAGTTAACGAAACATTAACTGCTAATGAAAAAACTGAGATAACTAATACAATTCTTAAAGGTAAGAGTGTAGTATCTATTACTCCAGTTATAGTTGATCCTAACTTTACTTACTTAGAATTAGATGTTGCATTTAAATATAATCCAAACTTAACTGATAGATCATCTGTTGAATTAACTGCAGTTGTAAGAGACGCTATTTCTGATTATAACTTTAACGAACTTAATAAGTTTGATGGAGTATTCAGACATTCACAGTTACTTAAAGCTGTTGATAACGCTGATCCATCTATTCAGAATAGTAATGTAAGACCATACATGTTTATGAACATTACTCCTAATAAACTTGCTGCAGGATTAGATAATAACTTTACATTAGATTTTACAGCTCCGTTCTTTAATTCTGGTGCTTCTACTAACTTTATGATTTCATCTACTGTGTGGAAATTCGGCGGTGAAGAAGTATACTTTGGAGATATTCCAATTTCTGGATCTACTGACAGACAGGTTATGGTTTATAAGATTGTAAATTCAGTAAACGTAACAGTTATTAATGATGCAGGAATTATCGACGTAACAGCTGGAACGATTACATTAAATAACTTTGTTCCTGATAATGATTCAGTTGACGTTATTAGAATTACAGTTATTCCAGACTCATTAGATCTAGCGCCAAAGCGAGATCAGTTAATTGCAATTGATCCACTAAGAGTACAAATCACTCCAAGCATTGATACAATTTCGGTATCAGGTTCTTCGGGTACTATAGATTATACAACAACTTCAAGGCTGAGATAAGATGGCAGGAACTCATAATCCTAATAATACGCTTTTCTCGTCGGATATATCCTCACCTGGATATATCCAAGCTGTAGCTTCGGCAAAAGCAAAGACAAAAGAAAACTTAAGAACTGAAGAACTAATACCTGCTGAGATATTAGAAAATTCAGTAGGCTTGCAAACATTATTAGAAGCTTATTATACCTATATGAACTTGGAAGAGTTTATATATCAGGAAACAGAAACATACACTGATAATATATTAGATGGTAAAGCTGTATTTAGAGTTATAGATCCTAAAAACGAAAACGATCATTTCTTTACTGATGATTCTGGAGCTAACTCAGTACTTACGATAACTGATAGTGATGGTATCATTACGCAGTTTGCTATGACTGGTAGTAATGTTTTTATTACAAATGGTAATAACCTTCCAGGATCTCTTGCACAATCCACTTCAGCTATCGGTAAAACGTTTACTGTAATAGGATTAGAATCTCACAACACGAAAAAAGCTTCTTTAGTAACTCCAATTAAATATTGGGCTGGTCCAGGCGCTTCGTATGCTCTTAATACGATTGAAGAGTCAATGGATATTGATAAGACTTCAAATCAGTACTTAGAACTTATACAAAAAGAAATTGCTGCAGTTATTCCTCGTTCTATTCCAGTTAATAAACGAAATCTTTATAAGGCAATGACTGATTATTATAAGATTCGTGGATCTTCAGATTCAATTGAAGTATTTTTTAGACTTCTCTTTGATGACGAAGTTGAAGTTGAATATCCTTGGGACAGTACTCTTATTCCGTCTTCTGGTAATTGGGAAGTAAATCCTGATTTGCCAAAGGGTGGTATCTATTTAGATAAAAAGGGTTTCTTATCAGATACAATTAAAGTTCAGGATAGTTTAAGATATCAAAAATTCTCGTATCTTATACGTACAGGTCAAAATTTATCTTCATGGGATTACTTCTATGATAGATTAGTTCATCCTGCTGGTTTTAAATATTTTGCTGAAATTCTTATTCAGTTATTTGCTACTCGTAATGAGTTAGGTGATGATCAAAAGATTTCAAGAGCATTGAGATACGTTGGTGGACCTAAGCATAATCAGTTAACTGGCGAATCATTTAGTGGATATGGAAGAACTAATAGATTTACGTTTTCTTCTATGCCAGATTTGCAACCAGGTGTTATTGGAATTGAAGACATTCCATTAATTATTGAAATGTTTGCTTCACAGTATTTACCATTTACATATGTAGATATCCATAGGTCAGGAAGATTCTCATTAACAGTTCCACAAAGCGGAGCTGGTGCTAACACAGTTACTGCTGTTGAAATTGCAGATCCAGGGTTTGGTTATACAACAGCTCCGGTAATTGTAGTTAACGGTGTAGAACAATCTGGTCAGACAATAACACAAGCTGTTATAACGTGTACTATTGACGCTCTAGGTAAAATTAATGGAGCAACTATTACAAATGCTGGAGCTAATTACTCATCTGCCTTTGCTAATGTTGCAGGTAATCCAAACTTATCTAAGATCTCTAATATAAATGTTGTACCTAACACTACTAAAAAGTATTCAACGCCTCCAGGTATATTATTTGATGCCCCAACTTCAATTGATAGTTTTGGAGCTCCACTAGCAAGTAATATTACAGCTAGTGGTAAATATACATTACAACCAACTTCAGTTGATAGAATTGAAATTGGAAATATCGGAAGTGGATATACTAGTCAGCCAACTGTTGTTATATCAGGTGGTAATGGTAGTGGTGCAACTGCAATCGCGTTTATCGAAAATGGTTCAATATCTCATATTGAGATTGTTAATTCTGGTTCTGGATATACTGAAGTTCCTACAATTGCTATTGCTGGTAATGCAACTGCGATTGTACAATTAGTTCCAACAGAAATAGTATCTGCTGTTATTACAAATCCAGGGTATGGTTATGTTAGAGAACCTGCGGTCTATATAGCATCAAGAGCTAAGAATGAAAATAGAGTTAAAGAACAAAAAGTTACTCGCATATTAGAATTAAATCATACTAATGTTGATCCATATTCTATTAAAGTAACAAACCCAGTTCAAAGTTCTGCATCAGTACGAGGTAGACAATTATACAAT